GCGCCCGCCGCCCCGGTCCAGTTCCAGCGGCGACGTGATCCGCCCGCGCGCGAGCGCGCGCGCGACGCCCGCGAGGGTGGCGATCGTGCCGCCACCGGTCGCGGAGCGGAGGAGCGTGAGCAGCGTCATGCGCTACGCCCGACCTGCCCCGTCAGCCGGGCAGGGTCTGCTGCAACTGCGCGATCTCGTCCGCGAGACGCGCGAGCGTGGCGTCGTATCGCGCGACGGCCTCCACGTCGCCCAAGCGCAGCGCCGCCGTGCGGAGGTGCTGCGCGTTGACGACCGCGCGCTGGAGCGCGGCGATGCGCTCGGCCGTGTCCATCAGATCACCTGCTGCCGGAGATGGACGGTCGAGGTGTTGTGCGCCATGTGCACGTAGTAGATGTCGGTCGCGCCGTCCTCGTAGATCACGTCAAACGCCGTGTCGCCGACGATCGCCGTGCCCTGCGGATACAACATCGTCCCCCACGGGAACAGCTCGGACCGCACGAAGTCGAGCGCGAACCACCGGCCCGTCGCGTCCTTCTGAATGTAGAGCAGCCCGTTGTGGAGCGCGTACTTGCTGCCCGTCGTGAAGGTCTCCGACGAGGGCGAATACGTCACGGTCTGCCACGTGTTGCCCGCGATGTCGTAGCGGTGCAGCGCGCCCGTGCCCGCGCCTTGCAGGGAGTAGATCCAGCGACCGTTGATGATCGCGGATTCGGTGTTCCAGTCCGTGCCCTCGGCGCTGTGCACCCAATGCGCGCTCATGCCCGCGCCCGGGGCCGCCGCGCGCGCCGCCCCCGGCGTCAGGGTGGACCACGTGTTGGCCGCGATCGAGTAGCGATACAGCGTGACCGCGTTGTTGCCGAGCAGGTACAAGAAGTCGTCGTTCCCTTCGATCGCGTACTGCGAGGTCGCGTCCGGCGTCGTCGTCCACGTGGCGACGGTCAGCGTGTCGGCCGTGTTCGCGGTGATCGTGCGAATCTGGCCCGCGCCCGTGCCCGCCGTGATGCGGACCTGCGCGTTGATCCACTGCGACGCCGTCCACGTCTTGCCGGTCTGCGTCAGCGTCGTCGTCGTGGCGCTTGTCGCCGTGCCGGACGCGAACGACTTGAACATCCCGTCCACGATCGAGGGGGTCGCGACGAGCTTGGCGTCCGTGCCGAACGACGCGGGCATATTGGCGAGCGTCGTCCACGTGTTCGTGGCGTAATCGTATTTGCGGAACGACGCGGCCGCGGTCGAGCCGTTGACGCCGACGTACCATACGGGCGTGAGCAGCCGGTACACGGTGGACGCGCTGAACGCCGACGCCTGCGTCGCCACGGTGATCGTGGCGTTCGCGGCCACGGTGTTGCTGACGATGTCCAGGACCGCGCCCGCGTTCGGCCCCGCGAGAATGTGGACCTTGTACCCGCGGAGGTCGCGCGCGAGGGTCTGGTTCGTGACGATCGTTGAGGTCGTGCCGCCCGTCGCGGTGAGCGACGACGCCGCCGTCGTGGTGCCGGTGCTCCATGCGCCGGCGACGCCGCACGTGCCCGCGCCGACCGCCGCGGCAAGCCCGGCGGCGGGGAGCGTCACCCATCCGTCCTCGGCCGGGTTGTAGATGTACGACTCGTTCTGCCCGCGCAGGAACAACTGCTGCTGGCGGAAGTGCCGAGAGGACGAGATGAACGAGCCCGCCACGGTCGCGGCAGGCAGCGGCGCGCAGAACTCCCACCGCTTGAGGTCGAGGATCTTCCGGTTTCCGTTGGTCGTCGGCATCGTCGGGTGGGGTTAGGTGACGGAGATGTTGCGGCGCAGATTGTCCGCGCCCAGACGCACGAGCGTCGGGATGTAGTCGTTCGTCGCGAGGCCGCCCTGCTGCGTCTGGTTCGTGAGCGTCGAGACGGTCGTGATCGTGCCGCTCGAAATTGTGGTCGAGCCGAGCGTCACGTTGAGGTTCGCCGCCGTGGGCTGGCGGACTTCCATGATCGGCCAGCCCTGCGTGGACGGCAGCGCGAATCCGATGGAGCGCGTCAGCGACTGCACGGCAAAGCGCAGCGCCTCGATTGCTTCCATCAGCTCCTGCGCGCCCGTGACCGGCAGCGGGTTGTCGGTTGACACGTCGGTCGCGACGCGCGCGTCGTTCGGTCCCGTCGTCGTGGCGAGGCCGACCGTCTGAATCTGCGCGGTCTCGCCCGAGTAGGACACTTCGCGCGTGGCGACCCGCTCGCCTGCGCCCGGGGTGATTGCCACATTGTCTGCCATAGCTCGTCTCCTTAGGTATCGCGGGCGCGGCGGAACACGACGGACGGGACCGCGACGACGGGTCCACCGCCCGACGCTTCCCGCTCAGAGCGCGAGTTCGAGCGCGCCCGCAGCGAAGCGAGGCGTCGCGTTGTTGGCGATCGTGACCGCCTTGTACGGGATGAACAGCGCGGCGCTCCCGAGCGTCACGTCCACGGCCGCGCCGCCCGACGTGGTCGCGAGGGTGAACGTGTCGCTCGTCAGGCCGGTCGCGCGCACAAAATACGCCGTGCCCTCCGCGAACCCGGTCGGGAACGGGGCGCCGGGGATGCCAAGCACATAGACCCGCTGGTCCGCGACGAGCCCGTGCGCGTAGGCCGTGATCGTGTCCGTCGTGGCGACGGTGCCCACAATCGGCGGATCGTCGTCCAGCGCCACGATCCAGCGCCACGTGCCGGCCGTCGAGGCCGTGTTGACCCCCCACGCGACCACGTCCTGCGCCGATCCCGTGTTCTGCGGGAACGACTCCTCGTTCGCGTTGAAGATGCGCCGCCCGACGGCGGGGCTGCCGAGATCCCCCTGCGTCCAGTCAGTGGTGGCCGTCATCTGCACGCGCGCGTAGCCCGTGTAGGTGGCCTCGGTGACGGTCGGGGTCCGCCAGTTGCTCACGGCGGTAAAAAGGCCGATCCAATGGTTCGTGCCACGGATCACGTCGAGGAAGGCGTCGCGGCCAGCGGAGGTCAGCATGAGCGTCTGGGGTCAGGGGGACAGGGGAAAGATCGTCACGCCACCGCACCGGCAGCGTCGCCGGGGGCGTCGAGTTGTCGCACGATTGCGACGGCGGCCGGTGCCCACACGAGGCGGTAGCGGGTCACGTCGTGCGGGTGGCGTTCGAGGTAGCCGCAGCGCCGGAGGTCATCGAGCGCGCGGTAGCACGTGGCGCGGTCGCGCCCCACGTCGTGCGCGATCGCGTCGCCCTTGCACGGCCGCCAGAGCTGCATGTCGAGGACGCCGGCGTCCCAGAGGTGATAGAGCACCGGGAACGCCGCGCCGCGGAGCCGTCTGTCGGCCATCGCCTGCCGCAGCGCCGGGGGGTTCACGTCACCGTCCCTCGCGCGACAGCACGGACACGACGCGCCACAGCCGCGAGCCCCACGTCAGGCGCGCGCGCTGCTCGGCGCTTTCCCGGTCCGGCGCCGTGAGGCGGCCGAGTTCGAGGCCGCCCACGCCGTAGGCAATCCACCGGATGTCGCTCATGGCGCGGCGAGCGTGCGGCGCACCGCATCGCGGAACGTGTCTAGGGGGAACCCGCGCGGATCGTCCTTGCGACCCGGGGCGACGAGGGCGTGCGTCGTGATCGCGTCCGGCGTGAGGCCGTACTGGCGACACCATGCCGCGCAGAGCACGCGCGCCGCGTCGCGGGCCTCGGCCGTGTAGGGCTCGACCCCGTCGTTGCGGTTGCTGAACGCCAGCCCAAGCGAGAAGGCGTTCACCATCGGCTCGCCCTTCCACTCCGAGCGCCCGGCGTGCCACGCGACCCGGTCGTCGGGTACCAGCCGGTAGAGCGCCCCGTCCCGCCCGACGAGGACGTGATAGGAGACGCCCGATTCCGGCGACGCCATCCACGACAGCGTGCCGGATTCCGTCGCGCTGGCGTCGGCGTGCAGGACGATGCACCGCACCGCGCGCGAGCGGCGGGAATGATTGGGCGACGAACGCGTCATCATTGGGCTAATCATTTGGGATTATTGGGGATGATTGGGCTTATCACTGGCCTCCCCCCGTGGCACCGCATGCGTCGCCGACGCGCTCTTGTACTCGGCCTGCGTGACCCGCTTGACGCCGAACTGCGCCACGTCAATCCCTGACATTCCCGCGAGGAACAGCAGCCACGCCTCGTCGGGGTGCCAGTCGCGGGCGAAGACGACCTTCGCGCACGTCGCGGCGGTGCAGAGCAGCGTGACGGCGATGCGGGCGTTTGTGGTCGGGAGCGACCCGATCCACGAGAGCAGCCGCCGCGTCACGTCCGCCGCCGCCGCTTGGGCGTCGCGGGCGTCGCGCTCGCGTGCCGCGCCTCGACGCCCGCGAGCGTCACCAGCGCATCCGTCACGGCTTGCCCGATGCTCTCCATTGCGGTCGTCTGCCGGTCCACGCGCTCGGTGACGTGGTCCAGCTTGGTGGCGATCACGCGGAGGTCGCCGTGCATCGCCTCGGCGGCCGAGAGGCGCGCGTCAAGGGTGGCGAGCCGGACCGTGATGATGGCCTCGGCCTCGGCGCGCGCGGCGCGCGGGACGGCCCATTTCAAGATCGCGCCGACGCCACCGACGGAGATCGCGCCGGAGCCGAGGACGGTGAGGAGGTCAGCAGGGGCAGGCATGGTCGGACGGGGGCAGGAGGTCAGGGATCGAGCGGGCCGCAGGCGAGGACGTAGTCGAGCCGCATCACCATCTCGCCCGTGTCGGGGTCCACGTCGCACACCACAACGGGCACGGGCTCGCAGAGAATGGGGGCCGGGCGCACCGGCATCGGCAGCGAGGTCAGCAAGAACGCGAAGAGGAAGATCATTCGGCCGGCGTGGCGAGGGTGAGCGCGATCCCGTCCGGCGTCAGTTCCCACCGCGCCACGCGCGCGAGATCCACGTCGGACGCGGTGAGCAGGACGCCCGCGAGCAGGTCGGCTTGCGCACGGTCCGCCTCGGCCACGGTGCGGGCCGCGCGTTCCAGCGCCGCGCGCGCGCGGGCGGGGATGGCGACGATCACGGGCGCGCTCACCGGGGCCTCTTGGGGAGGGGTGGTTCCGACGGCGCAGGGGCAGGCGCGCAGAGCGCGGGCGAGCGGCACGGCGGGGGCGCGGTCGGTTCGGCGCAGGCGGCAAGCAGGACGACGGCGAGGGTCAGGGCGAGGCGCATCGGGTTAGGTGGCAGAGGTCCATTCTATCCACGACCCCGCGTAGAGGGTCGTGCTGTCCGCGCTGGACGTGTTCTGCGCCCAGCGGAGGGTGATCGTTCCGGCCGTGCTGCCGTTGACGATGAGGATGTCGAACTGCGCGTATCCTTCCTCAGCTGTGCCGGTGATGGCGACGGACGACGAGAACGCGGTGGCCCGCGCCGACCCGCCGGTCGCGCCCACCATCGTGCTGAGGTTGAAGCGCACCAGCGTCGGGGACGCGGGGCCGGTCACGTCGAACGCGATGTCGGCCGTGCCGTTCACCGACCGCCAATGCAGCACGCCCCGCGCGCGCATGGTCTGGTTGGCGCTGATGCTGAACGACAGGCCGGTCGTCGTCAGCGAGGCATCGCTGGTTTTTGTTTCGTCGCTGGCCTTGCTCGCGTAGGTCCACGTCGCGCTGGGCGGCGTCTGCCACGTGCCGTCGCCGCGGAGGTACGTCGTGCTGTCGGCGGTGCCGGTGCCGAGGGACGCGGCGGACCATCGCGCCGCCGATTCCCAGCGGCTGATGGCGGTGTTGTAGCGGATGCCCGCGATCGCCGCCGCGCCGTCCCAGCGGTAGATGTAGTCGTTATCCACCAGCCGCAGGCCGCTGTCGAAGCGCACCGCGGTGCTGAAGATGTACGACGCCCCGCTGAACGTGCCCGCTGTGACGCTGGACGCTGACACGCTGGCGACGGAAGGCGCGGCCCACGTGCCATCGGCGCGCAGGAAGTTGGTGGTGCCGCCGCCAGAGCCCGGCACCGCGCCGCGATTGGTGGAGTCGAACAGCGGGGGCGCGGCCCACGTCGGTGCGCCATCGCTGATCTGGAGCACGTCGCGGTTGACGCCGCCGCCGGTCGTGAGCGCGCCGAAGCTGATGTTCGTGAGGCCGCTGCCGTTGCCGGTGATGACGCCGGCAACGTTCAGTCCCCCCGCCGCGTCCACGCGGTTGTCGTCGCGGAGCGTCAAAATCGGCGTGAACGTGCCACTCTGCACCTTGCCGAGCCGCATTTGCCAGCCGGTGCCGTCGGTGGCGAAGTAGATGTTGCCCCGCTCCGGCGACGATGACGTGCCGAAGTTGACGCCGATACTGTCGTTCGACGCCGTGGAGCCGACCGAAAGCGCCGCAACGCCGGTCGTGCCGCCAAACACCGACACGCGGTTGCCGAAGATGCCATCCCGGCTCGCCCGCACGTCGCGCCAGCGCCGCGCCGCGGTGCCGAGATCCCGCGTGGCATCCGCCGTCGGGAAGAAGTGCGTGCCGTCGTCCTCGACGACGGCGTCGGTGAGGGTCGAGGCGGTCGCCCAGCGGGCGAGGCGGCCGGCGGTGCCGGTGCCGCCCGCGTAGCCGCCGCCCGAGAACATCTCGTTGCTGTACACCGTGACGCTCACCGACTCGCGCACCGTGCCCGCGGTCTGCACGAACTCGTACACGTCCACGGCACCGGCACCGGGGCGGGTCACGATCCACGGTGAGGCCCCCGGCGTGACCGTCGCGCCGTTCCTGAGCACCGTGAGCGTGCCGCCTGTCGCGCTGTAGGTGATCTCCGCTTGCGTCGCGTTGCCGCCCGGCGCTTCGTTCGTAATCGCGGCGGAGATGACATCAGCGGCCGTGATGCCTTCGCGCAGCCAGCCGTAGTACCGCGCCGCCGGCCGACCACGCGCCGTGACGCGCGTGCGGTGCCGATCGCGCGACAGCTCGTGCTCGATCGCGACGACGGCGTAGTCCTGGTTGCCGTCGTAGTGCACGGCATTCGGGGAGAAGCGCCACAGGTCGCCGACCTCGACCGGCCAGAGGTAGAGCGTCTCGATCTGGTGCGTGGCCGTGGGCAGGGCGAGGTCAGCCAGCACGGCGTCGGCGAGGGCCTCGGCCTGCGCCTGCGTGCGGATGAGGTCCGTCGTCTCCCCGCCGAGGCGCATGGCCCGGCGCCCGTAAGCGGTGATGCTCGCGGCGTTCGACCGGGCGACCGTGGGTTGCAGGACGCCGGCACCGCTACGGTACTGGATCGTCACCACGTTCCGCACGTCCTCGAGCGCCGCCGCCCAGCTGCGCACCGAGAGGTACTCGCCCGGGCCGATGGTCAGGTCGGGCGTCGTCTTGGCGCGGTCCGGCTGGAAGAGGCGCAGCTCGTTCGTGGTGTCGCCCGTCCAGCGGAACCGGAGATCCCACCCGACCTGAGCCGCCATCTGCCGCGCCGACGCGAAGGCGGAGACGGCATCGTACCGTGGGGCCTTGTCGGAGGTGATCGTGAAGCTTGGGCTCACGGGCGTGACGACAGTGACCCCGGCAAAGACCGCGTTAAGGAGCCCCTGAATCCCGGCCTCCAACGACCCGGCGGGCACTTGGTACGGCGCCTCGAGGAACAGGTCGGTCAGGCGCCCCGAGAGGTCCCGGCACTCGAGGACGATCCGCTCGCGATCGCCCGTCTCGAGCCGATCGACGCGCCCCCAGAACACGCGGCGCCAGTCGCCGGCCACGGGCGACGCGCCCGCCGCCACGCAGGCGGTCTCGACGTACAGCTCGCGTGCCACGTCGAGGAAGGCGCCACCGGTGTTCGCCGAGCTCGCGGAGACGCCCGGCGCGATCGTGAGCCCATCGACCGTGCGCGACAGGGTCACCGACGCCGTCGCCGACGGGCTGTCGAGCGACTCGCGGATCGTGACGCCGAGCAGCCAGTTGCGGCCGCCGTGCACGTTGGTCAGGTCGCGGAACGTGCCGCCGGCGTCGCGGATGAACGCCCGGAGGTGCACGTCGAACCGGGATCCGCCGATGAGCGTCCGCTCGGCGCCGCTGATCGTCCGCATTCAGCGCTCCTCGATCGCCAGCGTGAACGTCCGCAGCACGACGCCGCCGAAGCCGAGATACGCCGCGTCTTGGATGGTCACCTGCGCGGTCAGCGTCACGCCGTTGACGACGACGGTCACGTACACGCCGGGGCCGCAGGCGGCGCGGAGGGTGGCCAGCTCCGCCTCGGTGTGCCACGCGCTCGGGATCGAGTAGCGGCGCTTCTGGGCGCGCACCGTTGAGCGGTGCGAGCCGTCGAAGGCCCGCTCCTCGTCGCCGACGACGACGTTCTCGAGCTGGCGCGCGCCACCGCCGTTGGCGACGCGGACCGCGATCCCGGCGACGGTCAGCATCAGTCCATCACCGTGACCCGGCTCCACTCCGCCGGGCTGCCGTACTGCGCCTGTGCCATAGACTGCAGCTCGCGCACGAACTCGCTGGCGCTCTTGGCCTCGGTCGTCACGGGGCCGTTGATGACGATGATCGGTCCCTCGCGCCCGCCGCCGTAGCCGCCGGGCGCGGCCGGCACGCTCGGCGCCGCGGGCGTGGCCCGGCGGATGTCGCCGATCATCGCAGCCACGTTCAGCCCGGCGGCGACGTTGTAGTCGCCGATCGAGCCGCCGCCGATCGCTCCGCGTTCCGCCTCCTGTGCTTCACGCTCGAGACGGGCGGCCTCTTCGAACTGGCGATTGATCCGGGCGATCTCCGCGTCGCGTCGGCGCGCCAGTGCGATCGCGGCCAGCTGCCCGCCTGGCAGGGCGCGCAGGATGCGGGACCCGCGCGCCGTCAACGACTCGCGCACCTGACGCAGGGCGTCTTGGCGCTGCCGTTCAATGGCGTCCAGCCTGTCCTGATTGGCCTGTTCGCGGTCCAATCGCTCGGCCTCATCTCCGCGCCCCGTCGCGCGCAGGATGCGCTGCCGAGCGTCGTTGTTCAGCCGAGCGACCGACTCGTTGGTGGACCGGACGCGCTGCGCGGACGCCTGCAGCTCCGAGAACGCCGCCACGACGACCATGGCCGCGGCTGCCACCCCGGTGAAGGCCGCGCTCGTGCCAGCGACCGCGCTTGCCGCTTGCGTTGCAGGTGCGCCCGTCCCACCGGCACCGGCAGAGCCGCCACCCGGGAGGATGCCGCCGCCCAAGCTCATGACGGCACCGAGCGACACGCGCTGCATCAGGGCCGCCGCAATGGCTTCCGCCGCCGCTCGCCGCAGGAGTCCGGCGAAGGTGTCGACAAAGCGGCGCGCTGACGACAGCCCGTCCGTCATCAAGCCTTCGGCAAAGGTGGCGACGGACTGCTGCAGCCCCCGGGTGAGGTTCTCGCGGATCTGCTGCGCCGCCTCCTTGGCGTCCTCCATGCGCTTGAGCACCGGCTCGAGCAGCTTGAGCGACTGCTGCAACCCCAGCGCGTCGTAGCCCGGATTCGCCACGAACGGCGCGGCGGCGCGCGGGGGCGCCAGCCGCGCTCGCTCACGGTCGCGCTCGAACGCGGCCAGCACGTCGTAGGCGTAGCGGTCGAGGTCTTGCTCGTAGGCCGCGATCTGGTCGCGCTCGCGGGCCGCCTCGTCGCGGGCACGCTGCCGCTCGCGGTCGGTTACCTCGGGGGCGGTGACCGTGATCCGGTTCATGGTCCCCGTCCGCTGCCGCATACGGCGGTTGCGCTCGGCCTCGAGGGCCCGGACGGGATCGAGCAACGCCGACAGCTCCTCGCGGCGGCGATCATTGCGGAACGCCGTAGAGCCCAGCTCGGCGCGGCGTTCGAGATACGTCTGCCGCGCCGTCCCGAGTCGCGCGTTCAGTTCGCTCCACGACAGGTTCCGCGCCTCAGCCGACGCCTGATCGAAGCCGGCGTTGGGGTCGTTCACGCGATCGATCGCGTTGGCGGCCCGCTCGGCCTTCTCCGCGATCGTGGTGAACAGTCCTGCCAGCCCTGCGCCGAGGCCCGTCGCCCGGTTGAGCGCATCCACCAGCGCCAGGGCGCCGTTTCCTAGGCGCTCGACGCCCTGTCCGATCGTCGACGGCAGCTGCGCCGCCTCGCGCCGGAGCGCCTCGAGCTGCGTCGTGAGGGCGTTGAGGACCTCGGTCGGCCCGAGCTTGCCGGCGGCGCCCAGCTCGCGGAGCTGGCCCGTCGTCACGCCGAGGCCAGCCGCCACCGCCTGCGCGACGCGGGGGAGTTGCTCGAGCACGGCCCGCAGCTCCTCGCCCCCCAGCTTCCCGGAGGCGATGCCCTGCGAGAACTGCAGCAGCGCGGCCGAGGCCTCCTGCGACGTGGCGCCCGACACACGCACGGCGAGGGACAGTGCCTCGGTCGTTTGCATCACCGTGCGCTGCTGGATCCCGAGCTCGCCCGCCCCGCGCGCGATGCGGGTGTAGATCTGCGAGAGGTCGCCGAACGCCACGCCATTCTCGCGCGCCAGCTGAGACAGGCGGAACTGCACCCCAGCGGCCTCCCCGGCGGACGACGTAACGAGCCGGAGCCGCGCCGCCAAGAGCGTGGCCTTGTCCGCCATGTCGGCGAGGGCCCGCGCCGTGTTCAGGCTGATGTACGCCGCCACGGTCGTGCGCAACTGCGCCATGATGCCCGTCAGTTGCTGCTTGGCGCGCACGGCTTCGGCGGTCGCGCGCGCCGCCTCGCGCTGGGCGCGCGCCTCAGCGGTTGCCGCATCGGCGGCGGCCTTCGCGGCCTGTGCCTGCCGCTGTGCGACCGTCGCCGCCTCCGCCATGACGCGCGCCTGCGCTTTCACCGCGGCCTCGGCGGCCTTCGACGACGCGGCCACCTTGTTGAGCTCACGGGCCGTGGCTTCCGCCCCGGCGCGCATCTGCGTCGAGTCGAGGATCAGCTGCAACCGAGCAATGCTCACTTACCGCCCTCCTTGGGCCGCGCGTCGTCCACGGCCTGCCGCCACGCAGCATCGGCCGCCATGATCGCGCGCACCTCGAGCGGCGCCGGCCGCTCGCCAGTCAGCCGTGCCCAGGCGGCCACCTCCCCGAACGAGAGGGGCGACAGCCCGAAGCCTGACGCGGGCCGCGCCGCCGCAAGTTCCGTCCACCAGCGCCACGCGCGCACACAGGCCGGCGGGAGCGCCGGCGGCTCGAGGGACGCCATCGGCAGCGCGCCCTGCTGCGCCGCCTGCAGCAGGTGCGCGCGGAGCGGGCGCCCGTCGGTCTGCGGCGCGGCCATGCGGCCGTGCTACGCCGCCGTCGCGGCGAACGCCCGGATCAGTTTCCCAGGTAGCGGTCACGGGCGGCGATCGTCTCGAGGGCCTGCCCCTCGGCCCAGTCCCACGCCTCGTAGAAGGCCGCGACGTTGGCCGGGCTGAACTCGAGCGGGACGCCCTCCCAGTCGAGCGTGCAGTCGATGACCTGCTGCCGAAGCGCCGTCTGCAGGTCGGCCGCCGGGGCGTCCTTGGGGAGCGCCGACAGCCGATCCGCGGCCGCCCGCGCGACCGGCGCGTCCATGCCGGCCAGTTTGAGCCGGATCGGCGCGCCCTCCGGCGTTACCAGCGGCGCGCCCGTCACGGGGTGCCGCAGGGCGCACCACACGCCCGCTGCTGCGAGCTTGCCGAGGTTGAGCGCGTCGAGCGACGACACCGCGAAGGCCGGCACCGCGCCGGCCTCCGCCTGCTTCGGGGTGTTGGCCATCAGACCGCCCCCGAGTCCTGCACGAGGAGCGTCGTCTGCTCGGTGCCCGCCGCCGCCGCCGGCAGCAGCGCCTGGAAGGGCAGCGTCTGCACGATCGATCCGTTCTGCGGCGCAGAGCTGCGGCCGCTGTACTTGCAGCGCGCCATGTAGAACGACAGGAACGGCGCGAGCGGATCGGTCGAGGCATTGAGCTTGAGCCAGATCGCGAACTCGGTCTCCGCCGAGAACCGGTTCCACTCGACCTCGTCCTGCACGAGGACGGACAGCTCGCCGGTGACGACGACGGGCGCCGGGAAGACATCCGGCGTCACCGTGCTGCCGACCACGTCCTGCACCCCCAGCGCCGCGGCGATCTGCAGCGACCCGCCCGTCACGACGCCGATATCGCTCGTCCCGAGGCGAACCGTGCCGGTGGGGCCCGCGACGATCGGCGTCGTCGAGGGTGCGGTCGGCGCCGTGTAGTAGGCCGTAATGTCGGAGCTCGAGTCCTGCCCGACCATGCCGATCTGCAGACGCGCCATGTCGTTCGGGGCGACCGAGATGCCGATCTGGTTGACGCGGCACCCTGCCATGCGCTCGGACAGCGGCGCGCCGGGGTTCCAGTCCTCGACGAACAGCGACTCGTTGGTGTGCCCGGTGAGCGGCACGAATGTGTGGCGCCCGGCCAGCGTGAAGGTGACCGAGTCGCCGGCCACGCGGTCGACCACGACCTCGGCGACCGTCATCACCGTGGCCGTGAGCGCCGTGATGCGGTAGTCGCGGTTGTTCGCCGTGGCGACGAGGAACCCCGAGACGCGGGCGACCATCCCCACGCGGAAGCCGTCGGTGATCCACGAGCCGGCGGCGCGCGTGAAGGTCCGCCCGGCCGCAGCCGCGGTGACGGTGGTGAGCGCGCCGGAGGTGGGCGCCACCGCGTAGACGCGCCGCAGGATGTTCTCGAAGAACTCCTGGTGGCTCCCCGGCGACAGCTCGCCGGAGAGCGTCGCCTGCACGCCGCGCATGCCGTGCCGGAGATCCGCGATCTGGTAGTCGGCGCGGATCTCCTGCGACTGGAAGGCCTGCTTGGTCAGGCCACCCGTGAACTGCGTGCGGCGCACGATGCGCGCACCGGTGGCGCCCGGCGCGACGCCGAACGTGGCCTCCTTGCGGACCCGGATTTCCCGGGTGATGTCGAGCGCGGTAGACATTTACGGGGTCTCCGAGAGGGTGAGTAGGTCGATGGTGACGAGACAGGCGAGCCAGACGCCGGGGCCGGGGAGCTGGTCCGCCTCGGCGGTGCCGGTGACCACCCACGTCTCCGGCGAGGCCAGCACCGCGAGCCCTGGCGGGAAATGGGCGCGCACGCGCGCCGCGAGCGTGCGCAGCGCATCGGCGCCGGCGTCCGTGCGGCAGATGAGCCGTAGCTGCGCGCGGTGCCGCGTGGTGTCAGTGCTGCGGAGCTGGTCCGGCGCGAGCGGGAGCAGGCGCTCTTCGACCCAGTCGCCGGACGCGGGGCGGTCGCCCGGCGCGCCGTAGAAGCGCGTCGTCACGGCCGGCGTCAGGGCCTGCAGGCGAGCCCGGGCGGCCTGTTGCACGCGCAGGAAGACGCTCACGGCGCCTCCCCGAGCTGCCGCGCGACATCGGCCACGATCTGCGGCACGTTCGCCGCCACGGGCGCGACGAAGGGCTGCCGCTCTTCGACGATGCCGGCGTATTCGGCGCCGTTGGTGAAGTAGAGCACGTCGCCCGCGCGCGCCCCGAGGATCCCGGGGCTCAGGTCGGGCTCCGTGGTCGGCGCCTCCGAGGTGCCCGCAACGCCTTCGACGGTCTCCGGCGCATTGCGCGACGCCCGCCAGGACGAGCGCAGGAAGCCGGTGTCGACCGGTGTCCCGGGCCCGTACCGGCCGCCGGCGACCAGGCTGTCGCCGATGATCAGCGCGGCGCCCTGCACGACGCGATCGGACTGCGTCTCGAGCGACCGCTCGAAGCGCAGCACTTGGGCCTCGAACTCGCTCGCGCTCACCGGATCACCGCCGCGGTGTAAAGCAGCGCCGCGCCGGCCGGCGCCAGCGTGGTCACGCCGAGCACCTTCCACGTCGCGCCGTTGGCGACGTACTCATCGCCGGGGCGCGGCGCGGTGGCCACGCTGCCGGCGGTCAGGATCTCGGCGGCCTCGCCGCGGATGACCGTCGCCGGGTCGAAGCGGGCGTCCTGCGCGTCCGTGACCGGCAGCACGACGCCGACGACGGCGGCCGTCGCGGCGGCACCGGTCGACTCGACGCCGGCGGTGACCGTGCGCGCGCCCGGCCGGCGCCACGTGATCGTGGTGCCGAACCGCGACAGCAGGCGCTGTGCCGTGCCGGCGCTCACGCCCGCGTCACCGTCCCGCCCTGCGCATGGCGCAAGAGCGGCTGGATGCGGGTCCACACGGCCGGGTAGCGGGACAGCCCCTGCTTCCGCAGCGTCGGGCTGGCGTACTCGGTCTCGAGAGGACCGACCTTCTCCCGCGTGATGCCCTCGCCGGCGTCGCGCCCGGCCGGGTCGGACGACTCGCCCAGGAGGGCCAAGGCGAGCTCGCACGTGGCCTCGATGATCGGCCGCGGGATCTCCGTTTCCGGGTAGTAGCGCGCGCGCGCGTCGAGCAGCTTGGCCGACGACGGAAACGCGTCCGCGAAGGACGGCTCCTGCGTCGGCGCATACGCGCGCGGCCACGCGAGCCGCTGGGTCGTGGTGCTCTTCATGCCTTCCCACGCCATCGCATCGAGCCACGCGGTCGCCTGGACCAGCGCGCGCGACCGCTGCGCCTCGTCGGCGTTGTCCCACGCCGACGCGAAGAGCCGGTCGCCGAGATAGACCTCGGCGACCGACAGCGTGACGTAGCTCGTGGCGGCCGAGCCGCCCAAGGTCGCGTCGAGGGGCATGAGCCGGGGGCGGATGGGGCCGACCGTCAGGCCGACCCCACCCGCGGCAGGGGTTACTCGACGACGCGGACGGCGAGCTCGGGCCGGATGCAGGCCGAGCCGTAGAGCACGTCGAACTCGATGTAGTCCTGCTTGTTCTGCCGGATCAGCTCCATGCGGAGCACGACGCCCGAGACGGGGTCGGCCATCGACATCATCGTCGCCGAGGCGACCTCGCTGGTCAGGCGGCGCGAGGCGAACGCGAACGCGTCCCGGTGGAAGCCGAGGTTGACCCGGTAGGCCGACGCGCCGGCCGTGAGGGCCACCGCTTCGCCCGAGGTGATGGCGCGCGGCAGCGGCGACTGCAGCGTCACGTTCGTGTTGCCGACCGTGAGCGTCACGTTGGCCGCGACCGCGACCTGGACGGCCGCCGCGCCCGTGCCGATCGTGAGCACGTCGCCGGCGATCAGGTTCGTCGCGTTGGTCGCCTTGGCGAGCGAGATCGTGGTGATCCCGGCGCTCTGGTTGCCGTTCACCGTGATCGCGCCGGCGGTCGCGGCCGTCGCGGCATGCGTCGGGACCTGCTGGTCCTTGTAGGTGTCGAAGCCGAAGAGCTCGCCGAGCAGGCCGGCGCGCAGCGCGGCCTCGCGGCCCGCCTCGTTGACCCGGACGAACTCGGGCACGCCGAGCGCATCCTGGTACGTCGAGGTGTGGAGCACCATCCGGCGGTCGCTGCCCGGCACGGCCGCGTCGTCGAGCGCCCGCATCGCCGCGCGGACGGTCGCCGAGCGCGCGGTGTAGTCGGACCCGGCCACGACCGCCGTGCCCGGGGCGCCGACGGTGCGGGCCACGCGGACGTACTGCGAGAAGATGTGCGCGTTAATGCCGTTCGCGAGCGCCTTCACGGCCTCGGCGAGCTGCATCGACTGGAAGCCGCTGCCGATCTCCGACCGCTCCTTGTCGGTCATGTAGAAGCCGGCGCGGCGCCAGCGGTTGAGCGTGACCGACGCGCGGAGCGGCGTCAGGTCGGGCGGCGTCACCTGCGTCGGCCCGGGGGCCACGTCGGCGTCGGACAGCGCCGTCGGCAGCGGCCAGTTGATCGTGTCGCCCTGCCCGGCCGGGGCGTCGGCGAAGTTGTTGTTGACCAGGCGCGGCATGACGCAGAACTCGCGCAGCGTCTGCAGCCCCTGGGCGAAGACCACGGGGAGGAGGTTCGTGATGGTGTTCGGCATGGTGGGCTCTCCCGCGGCCTACGGCCGCGGCATCAGGAGGTGGTGACCGCCACCTTGCCGCTCGCGATCCCGTCGAGATTCGCGAGGAAGGCGGCCTGGTCGGTGATGGCGACCTTCGCCGGCGGCGCGCCGGTCGGAGGCTTGGCGCCACCGCCGGAGGCCGGCGGGGCCTGATACAGCTCGGGGAAATCGGCCTTGTGGGCCGTGAAGAACTCGGCCAGCGACTTCGGGGACGGCTTGCCGTCCTCGAGCACGACGGGCTTTCCCTCGCCGGACAAATCAAACCGGTCCATGAGGGCGCGCAGCGTCGTCGTCGCGTGCTTCGGGAACATCCCCGCCTCGAGCGCGGCGGCCTTGACCTTGTCATCGAGTTGCAGGCCGCGGAGCTGCTTGGTCATCGCGTCGACCTTGGCGTCTCGCTCGGCGAGCTCCTTGGCCTTCTCCGCGTTCCACTTCTCGAGCACCTCGCTCGACACGCCACCCTTGGCGGCCTCGAGCTGGCGCTGCAGCTCGGCGGCGCGGTCGGCCGCCTCCTTCGCGTCCAGCTTGGCCTTCCGCTCGGCCTCCTTCATGCGCTCGATCGCGCTCTGTCCCCCGGGGCCCAGCAGGTCGGCCTTGGGCACGGCCTTGCCATCGCGCAGCTCGTAGGCTTCGCGAAACGGCTCGGGGACAGCGTCGAGGGAGTCGAAGGCGGGGAGCGTCATGGCGGGCTCTGCGCGGCTGCCGCGCGGGCGAAGGGTCAGCGGGGACGGGTGCCGTCCCGGTGCTGCTGTCACGATACCCGCGCGCGCCCGCGGGCGCGATGGCTTGGCGCGGGGGGTCGATGCGCCCACGCATCGGCTCAGAGGTCCGCGAGCGCCGCCGGCCGGACGGTGAAGGCGCAGCGGCAGTTGTACGTCCCCTGTCCGGGGATCTGCACATAGGCGCTGATCGACGGGTCGTAGAACGGCTGCCCCCACGGCACGGTCTGCCCGTTGGCCTCGCGGTGGCCGGGGCGGACCCGCTCGTCTCGGGCCGACACCCACCGCTTCACGAGCGGCCCCTCGATGTCGCCCCGGTCGATCGCGGCCTGCCACGAGACCCGAACCCCTTCGCGCGTGGCATCGAGCGCGGCGGTGCGCGCCCACGTCTCGGCCCGCCAGTTGAGCAGCCGCCGCTCGTAGGCGGCGACCATGCGCTCGACCTGCGCGGGCGTGAGGGCGCCGTCCGGGGCCGCGGCGAGCCGCCGCAGGACCGAGTCCGAGCGCCGGTCGCGGAGCGCGCGACCGAGCGCGCCGGCGAAGTCGCCGGACTCCAGCGCGGCGCGGAACGACTGGACGATCCGCCGGTCGTAGTCGGTAAAGCCGACGACGTTGCGCACCGCCTGGGCGACGACGCGCGGATTCGTGCCGGCGGCGATGCCGTCCGCGACGACGCCCCGCAGGACCGGGCGCAGCTCGGCAGCGAGCCCGCGGTAGCGATCGACGGCCATCGCCTGCGCGGCGGCCTCCGCCTCGGGGAAGCCCGACCGCGTGAACGCCGCGACAAGCCCCTGCAGCGGGCGGGAGACGCGCGCCGTCGTGAGCGCGGTCGCCGTGACCGCCGGCACGAGGCCGCGCGCGAGCGCCTGTGTGGCAGCGGCTTCGCTATCCACCGAGAGCAGCAGATTGATGACCGCCTCGGCGCCGCCCTGCTCGACGGCCCGGGCGAGGGCGTCGAGGGTGGCGGCGTCGCGGATCGCCGCCAGCGCGCGGCGGAACGCCGTCGCCAGCGCCGGCGTCAGCCCGGCCGCCAGCCGGTCCAGCCGGGCAAGGGTTTCGCGCTCAGACGGGGTCACTGGCTACGTTCCGGCATGGCTGGCCTGCCCGAGATCCCGAGCCCCGCCGCTGTCGAGCGCTGGGAGACCTTCGCCCGCGAGCTGGGCAAGGTCGTCGCGGCGTACCGGCGCAGCCTCGAGGCCGAAGGCGTGCCCGAGACGGAGCGCGTCGTGCTGTGCGAGGCCTTCGCGGACGGCATGATCCGCCGCCTCAGCCGCCGGCGGCCGTAGCCGCCGCCAGCGCCGCCGCCTCGGCCCGCGCGCGCTGCTCCCCCTCGACGGCCTGCGCGGCGAGCGCCGCGGTCTCTTCGTCGTCGAGGTTGACGGCCTCGGAAATCACCCGCCCGCGCTGCAGCTCTTCCAAGAGCGTGCGCACCGTGATTTGCTTCGCCGTCGCGAGGTTGCTGAGCGCCGTGATCGTCTGCGCGTCGAGGCGCGACTCGTCGTAGGTCGTCGAGACCGAGACCGCCGGGGCGTCCTCGGCGCGCATCCCCATGAACTCCGCGGCGAAGCCGAGCGCGCGCTCGAGGCAGTCCTTCAAGCCATCGGCCGCGGTGCCCAGCGTCGCGAAGTCGGCGGCGGCGTCGAGGCGGCGGCCGGTCGCGGTCTCGTCGCGCGCCTTGTCCCGGGCGAGGAACGCCATGCCGAGCGCCGCCATCTGCTGTTCCTGCCGCGCCATCGTGCGTTCGGATGCCGCGAGGGCGTCTGGGTCGGCCTGCAAGAACTTGGCCGTCGCCTCGCCGATGAGCGTGATGAGCGAGTACGGGCCGATGGCGATCTTCGGCGGGTTGTCCGGGTCGCCCCACCCTTCGACGCAGACGGTCGGCGCGTGGGCCACCGACATGAGCGTCCGGTGGTCGGCGCTGACGCGGTAATGCCCGAGGTTGAGCCACGCGAGCTGGTCCAAGGGCGGCGCGGCGACCAGCGTGTCCTGCATGCGCCCGCCGTAGTTGATCGCGAACGGGATCTCGCGCGGGCCGACGATGGCGCTCGGGCCTTCCACGAGGTCGAACTCCGCGCCGACCGCCGTCGTGCCCGTGCGCTGCTTCCACCGCTCGACCGTGACGCCCGACGGCGTGCGGCGGTACACGCGGAAGCCGGGCACGACGGTGAAGCCCCACGCGCCGTCGTCCTCGGTGAACCCGTCGGTGAGCACGAGCAGCGTGAGGACCTCCTCGGCGCCGATGCGGGCGGTGCGCCAGTTGACAACGGCGGCCGCCGGGACGCGCACGAAGTAGGGCCGGAGCCCGGTCGCGCGCGCCTGCGCGAGGGAGACCGCCGCCGGGTTCTCCACCGTCGGGAAGTCGACGAGGATGCCCGAGACCCCGTCCGCGAGCCCGTCGTGGAACACCGGCCGGGCGAACACCGCGAGTGCGTTGCCGTAGCCGTCCACGTCCTCGGCCAGCTCCACGAACGCCGGCGCGGCGGTGTCGTCGAGCGTGGGCGGCTCGGCGAAGACCAGCCCTTCGCTCGCTTCCAGCGTCCGCGCATAGGCGCCATACACCTCGGTGAGCTTGGCGCGGCGCAAGAAGGCGTCCTGCTGTTCGCCGGGCCACTTGGGCAGGAACCGCGCCGGGTCGGCGTGGATCGCATCGGTGCCCGCGATCAGCGCCCGCGAGCGCGTCCGCTTGTCGTCGAGCGCCACGGCGGCCGGATGCCGCCACGACGGCTTGTTGGGGTCCTGCTGCAGGGTCATCATCGGCTGAACGTCCCGGAAATCGCGCCGCTCACGGGCGCGAGGGTGAGCTTGGCGAAGGCGCCGACGGCGGCGTCGACCTGGTCGTCGTGCTTGCCGCGGGGGAAGTCGGCGGCCTCGGCGCGGAAGGCGTCGCGCCACGGCGTGGGGCCGTCCGGCGCGAGGCAGACGTTTCCCGCGCCTTGCGCGGCCGACAGCGGCTCGGCGCGGAGCGTCTTGTCGCCCGTCGGCGACTCGAACTGCACCGCGATGCCGGTATGCATCAGCGCCCGCGCGAGCGCCTGCTGCTGCTCCGCGCCGGTCATGCCGGTGGGGCGCTCGATCCACCACGAGACGCGCCCGCCGTACGTCGCGCGGTCCGCCTGCGCGATCTGCACCATGCGGGCGAGGCGCTCGGCCGACGCCACGCGGAAACGCGCCACGTCGAGGATCGCAATCCGCTGGTCGCTCATCACGCCAGCGAGCGCGCCGGCCGTGTAGTCGGGGTCGTGCGACGCGCCTCGCGGCTCGGTGCCCGCGAGATCCCAGTAGCGCACGAGCCGCCCCGGGATGACCGGCACGGCGTCCAACTCCACCCAGCCGCGCCAGGGGAACATCCCGCCGGACCGCGGCTGCGGGCGCTGCTGGTACAAGCTGGCGTAGGCGTACTCACCCAACTCGGCGCGGCGCTGCTGCAGGGCCTCCCGCGGCCAGCGGGCGGGCCACAGGGCCTCGCCCGGCGCGCGGCCGAGCGGATCGGGCGTGCCGTCGTCGTAGGCCTCGGCGGGGATCGTGAGGATCACCCAGTCCGGCCCCAGCTGGCCCGACCGGATGCGCCCGATCACGTCGTCCGAGTGCCACCGCGAGTGCGTCACGACGGCGACGCCGTTGGGCTCGAGGCGGCTGAGCATGTCGTTGGTCACCCAGTCCCAGACGGCCTCGCGCCCCGCCTCCGACTCGGCATCGCCGCGCGAGCCGAACGGGTCGTCGATCACGACGAGGTCGGCGCCCATGCCGGCGGAGCCCGCGCCGGCACCGACGGCCCGCAAGCCGCCGCCCGCGACCGTCTCCCACTCCGCGGCGGTGTCCTTCTCGGCGCTGATCGCGACGCCAGCCCCGCGCACCAGCCGCCGCGCCTGCCGGCTGAACTTCTGCGCGAGGAGTGCCGAGTGCGACCCGATGAGCACGCGCGTCTGCGGTTCCTCGGTGATCCACTGCGCGGGGAAGCGGACGGTGCCCGTCTCGCTCTTGCCGTGGCGCACCGGAAGCTCGACGGCGAGGCGGGTGATCTCGCGCCGGCGAAGCTTCTCGAGGTGCGCCGCGAACAGCCGCAGGTGCGCCGCCTCCCAGTCCCACGTCGGCGTCACCCGGCGGCAGTAGTCGAGCAGCGAAACGCGCGCGGGCGGGCGCTGCGCCCGTCGCCGGGCCAGCTCGGCGCGCGCAGCCTCGCGCAATGCCGGCGCGATGCGGGCCGTGGCGCTCACGGCGGCGAGCGCACTCACGGCGCGTCTCCAGCGACCCGCGCGAGCGTGGCGTCGTCCGCGCTCTGCACATCCGCCAGCGTCACGGCGATGTCCTGGCGTTCGCGCCACGACGCCCGCGCCTTCATCCAGAAAATCTGAGCCGTGGTGTTGCCCTCCATCGCCGCCCGGTAGAGGGCCCCCGCCACATCCGCCGTCGCCTGCGCCGAGCCCTTGGCGAGATGGGTCGCGTAGTGCTTGCGCAGCGTCTTGGCGTCGATGTCGAGCAGGAGGGCAATCTGCTCGTGCGGGAGGCCAAGGCCCGCGTACTTCTCGACGCGCGCGATGCTCTCGGCCGTCGGCTGGTGCGGGCGGCGCGCCATCAGGCGATTTTGTAGGCGGGGAGATTGCGCACGGATGAACGATGGCCGTCAGGCGGCCGGGCGCGGAGGGCTGGACTCCGGTGGCCGATGCGTCCGCGCATCGGCCCGCGTCCAGAACAGCCGGTATTCGGGCTGCGGGTAGCCCAGCGGCGCGCGGCCGTCGTCGGCGTCACGCCGGTCGAGATAGCCCCGCTCGACCAGTGCGGCGAGCGCCCGCACGGCCGTCGCCTGATTGCAACCCGCCAATCGGGCCAGCGCTTCAGTCTTCACGCGCCGGTACTCGTGCACGTCGAGCAGCTCGTGCGCGAGGGTGAGCAGGACGTTGAGCCGCCAGCCGACGAGCTCGAGGTCGGCGCGCGCCTGGGCGATGAGGGGGATGCCGGTCATGGGAGCCCGCGGCAGATCGCGTCGGCGGCATGTATTTCGATCACGGAGCGACCCTCAGGGCGACGGTGACGAGGTGGGCGTGGTGGACGGCGAGCACGTCGCGCGCGAGTTGGCGGCATTGCGGACAGGCCGCG